TCATCGTGTAGCTTCCCCTGTCACCGCCAGCCCAGAAATCTCTGCGCCGGGAGAGATCGCGTTTTGCCCAGTCATCCGGCACTTCTTTTGCAAGAAAATCCCGAATCAGGCCCTCTTTCGGAGAGGTTTCACGGTGCGCCTCCTGCACGGCACGGGCTGTAAACTCAATCTCGCCGGACAGATACAGGCTTTCGCCGCACTTCCAACGCATCTTTGCTTCTGCCCAAACCTGTGCAATCACGTCATCTGTGAGGTCAGACCATACCTTTTTCTCGGTATCGTGGCATCCCACGTTGACGGGCCAGAAACGGCGGTTTCCCGTGGTATCCCGGAGAAAGGTAGTCTCGTTGCACGTTCCGAAGAACACACACCGCCGGGGCAGCTCCTGCACATTCCGGCCATACGCGGCGCGGTAACGGTCAGCCCGCAGGCTGAGGAACTGCTTGACGCGGGAAACATCCGATAGGCGGAACGCATCCAGTTCGGCTACTTCCACCAGCCAGACACCCGGCAGCAGTTCAGAGGCATCTTTGCCCTCAAAGGTGCGGATGCTGTCATTGAACCAGCCGTGTGACATCTTATCCAGCAGCGTGGACTTGCCCAGACCTTGCGCACCACACAGGATGAGCATATTGTCGAACTTAGTTCCCGGCTCATAGCACCGGGCCACCGCTGCCGTGAACATCTTGCGGGTGACAGCGGCGGTATATGGGCTATCCTCTGCGCCCAGATAATCTACCAGCAGCGTATCCAGCCGGGGCACTCCATCCCATTCCAGCGGGTCAAGATACTGCTGAACCTCGTTGAATGCGTGGGTAGCGGCGTGGATGTCAAGCGCGGCATCAATGGCGGCGCGTCCCGTGATCTGGTAGAGCTTTTCCAGTGTCCAGTACATACCATTGGAATCCGTATCGCTCCACATCCGCCGCTTGCGGTCAGCGTTCCACGGCAGAGCCGCCAGCACCTCACCACGCCCGGAAAAGCTGTTCAGGGCAAAGCGGCCCTTGAATCGGATGTCATTCTCCAGAATGATGAGAACATTATCGATGGTGGACTTGACCATGCCGGAATCCTTGCGGGCCAGTTTCGTGAGCCACGTCTTATCCGCTGCCTCCAGCTCGGCATCCGTGGGCTGTGCGGGGCCTAACGTGCCCTGCGCCGGGAGATTGACAACAATGCCCTCCGGGGGCTGCACGGTCACAAAGTCCTTTGCAGCCGCGTCATAGGCTTCAACCGCCAGCCTGTCCGCCACCGCCTTATCCGCGTGGGCCAGCTGGATCATCGCGGTATAAGAGGGCAGACGGTTTACCGGGGTATCCTCAGCGGCGTTATCGTCCTGATCGCCGAACCGGTGCAAGCGTACCAGATCGAACGCATTCACCAGTTTGCTGCTGCATGGGTCAGTTGCGTGATGGCTGTACAGGAACTTGCCATTATCGTAGACCACCGCGCCGCCCGCAGTGCTGCCTCCCGTGTAGGTGAACCGCACTCCGTCACCGTCTACCGGATCATAGATGCCCGGCAGAAATGTGGACATGGCACTGTAAATATCATACGTCCGGCAGAATGCGCCCACGATGCCCTTTTTACTTTCAGGATCGCCCTGTTTCGTTGCCAGCACTTGCAGATTGGGAGCCGCGCCCGGTACTTGCGGCCAGCTAGAAATCGCTTTCCAGTCCGCGTATGTACCCAGCACCATATCCGCCGATGCCAGCGGGCTGGTAGCCAGTCCAGTATGATACACATACTCAGCATCCGCGCTGCAACTGGGCCAGTACATCAGGCGTTCCGGCTGGAAAGTAGTCGGGTCTGCGTACTGGATGCCGATATAGCTTGCCAGCCGCCGTGCGATAGGCTCGTACTCATCGGGGCTGACACTGCGATCCAGAGGGATCACCACGCGCAGCCGGGGCTTGTTTGCGCAGTGCTTGCGGGTACTGTATACACAGTAGCTGACCATCCTCTTGTCACACGCCGCGATGATGTCATCCGTTTTCCATCCGGGGATGTTATCGAAATCCAGCGTAACGACATCCCTGAACTGCACCGCGCTGGCCTTGCGCCGCCCACCGATGAGCGCACCGCCGACAAAGCCGCCCACATCTTTTAGGTCAGACTGTTGAGCCTTGGACATGGCGCAATAGGCCGCGAATGATTCATTTGTGCGCATCGGCTGCTGTAACCGCTGGTACAGTTCCGACACGCTCAGGAGTTGCTGTTTCCATTGGGTATCCCGCCGACTTGCGCCGACAGAAATTGTGATTTGTCTATCCATATTGCACCTTAACCCTCCCGCCAGTAGGCGGGTAACGGCTTATTTGAAGATTTTGCCCGTAGCCTTATCACGCAGGGCAATCCGACCCACTACCTCGAATCCGGCGAAATCGGTCATGGTTTTGATGCAGTGGATCAAGCTGGAGATGGTCTGCATCTGCTTGGCCTCCTGCTGCACGACAGGCTGCATACCGTAGTATGCCGTGGGATCGGGATACCCGGACGCATTGGATAAAGGGTTCTTGGGGTTCATTTCTTCTGTTCCTCCGTTTGCTTTTTAGGGGCTTTCGGGGCACTGGAACCTTTGCCTTTGCTGGGCTGCAACGGGGAAAAATCGACTTCTGCGGTCTTTTTGACGTGTACACCGTGATCCCGCAAGTGCTGGTAGAATACATAGTCCGCCAGATCGTCCTCTTGATAATGGGCGTACTTGTCCTTTACCAGACTGAGCATCGCGGCGACACGGTTCACGGTCTTGGGCGACAGCCCGCATTCCAGCATCGCAACAAATACGAGATACTGGGAACGAATGGCGATGGCTTCTTTCTGCTGATCCGCCAGCCGTGTAGCTGTCCTGACCGCGACATCCGTGATGATCTTTTTCTGCCGACACGTCAGCCCATCGTAATGCGCTTTCATGGGTAAATCCTCCCTTACTGCTTAGGTTTTGGCGTTTTTCAGGGCCTCACGCTCATCCATCAGGATTTTGCCCAGCCAGTTCTGGCCGGGGGTCTTGGCGCACACAGGGCAGACGCAATTACCGAAAAAGTTATCATGCCAGTAGTTGCCCTCAATCAACTCCGCGTCACCCGTGGCAATCAGCTGCAATGCCAGCTCCGGGTGGCTGCTGAATTTGGAATGAACGACATCACGCATCACATCCACGCGCATCTCATCCCAGCCCGGACGCACATTGACCATGCGCCCCAGCCGCTTAGCAGGGCCAGCATCCAGCGCGGCGAACTGCTCTCGGTCTGCGGGGTTCTCGCACTTCTGGGCCTGATACGCGGCCTCTGCGCTCTTATAGGCGTTTACCGTGCAGGGGTAGAAGTTGCTCAGGAAAGCGTACTCTTTATCGAAACTGATAATCTGGTTCATTTGTTCTTGCCCTCTTTCTTTTTGAAGAAATCCGCCAGACGCTCATGCCAGCGTTTGACCTTGCGTTCACGGATAGTGCCGTACTGGTCAACATCGAAATAGATGCGGGAAAGTTCAACGAGGCAGTTCAGAACATCCGCCGCTTCTTCCGCCAGATTCGCACGGGCCTCTGCCTCCGTGACGGGTGTAGGGTTCTCCCCGCGCAGCCGCCGGGCTTCTTTCAGTGCCGCCTTTCCCAGTTCCGCGCATTCCTCGCCCAGCTGTTCCAGCAGTGCAGGAGTTCCGATCTTGGTGGCAACGGGCGGCGTGTCGTTCTGGCTGCGCCAGATGTCCTTTTCAAATTCCAGCATGGTAGCCCCTCCTTAGTCCGGGATACACCTGTTATCCCACTTTTTATAAGCATCCAGATAGGTTTCACCTTTATCACCGTTATGGGTAATCTCATAATACATACCATCCGAAACCGTAGTAGAAACCAGAGCTTTCCAGTTCTGGAGCGTCTTAGAGAACCACACTACGAACACGTCATCGAGGGTGATCTGCTTGCCGTCCGTCACATCAACGTGCTTGTTGAAGTAATCAACGACAAGCTGCCGGGCACGGGTCAACATATCGGTATTGCACATGATGAAGTCCTCCTTTAACGGATACCAATGGAAATCTGGGCAGCGGCGGCAGCTACGGCAATGGTGGCGTATACCACCTTTGCATCTGTCTTATGCTCACCGATGCACAGGATCAGGAACAGAACGGTAACAAGGGTATAGAAGATAAAGCAAAACAAAGCCATAGTTATTCCTCCTTGGCCATCAGGTCAATGCCACAGATAGGGCAAATTTTGCCGTCAGTGACTTTCACGCCGCAGTTCGGGCAGCGGAGCCTTACGCGGGTATCCACACCCTCGGTATCTGCGGTATGCTCTGCACTTTCCAGATTCTTGGTAGCCTGTGCAAAGTAGCTGTCTTTCAGCTCGATACCCAGACCGCGCCGCCCCATCAAAACGGCCTGATACGGTACAGAGCCGATGCCCGCGAACGGGTCAAGCACGATGTCGCCGGGGTTCGTCCACAGGTCGATGCAACGCTCAATCACGTCCAGCTGCAACGGGCAGATGTGCTTTTCGTCCTTTTCATCGCGGGCACTCTTGCGCTGCAAGGTGTTGGACTGCCGCACATCCATCCAGACCGGGGACGCATACTTCTGCCACACGTCCACCGGGAAAGATTCATGGTCATGCGGAATCGCTTCGGGATTCTCGCCGGGCTTGCGGAACGTCACCACATAATCCGGCAGACCCTGCCGCGACATCGCAGAATCTTTGCGAATCTGCTTGTGTAGCAGCCCCAGTGCTTTCGTGCGCTGCATCTCGGTGACGGGGTTTTTCCAAATGCACACCTCCGAATGAAAGATGAATCCGTACTCGGTCATCTCCCGGATGATGTCACCGCGAAAATCCTTGATGCCGATAAAGCCATCACGGGATTTCATAGCGGGCAAATTCATACAGTGGATGGATACCAGTCGCCCCGGCATGATGGTACGGTACAACTCTGCAATCAGATAGCCGAAATGCTGCTGGAACTCGCCGCCATCGCTGCTGTTGCCCATATCCCGGTCAGAGTTGGAGTAGGTGTACAGGCTGGCAAAAGGCGGCGAAAAGATGGAGTAGTGGATGCTGTTATCCGGGATACCGCGCAGCGTTTCCACGCAATCACCCTGATACAGTGCCCACCGTTGCTGCTTGTCGATAAGCTGGTTAAGCACATTCATGGTTAAATTCCTCCCATGCGGGCAGCTGCATAGCTGTCTGCGGTTCGTAGGGCGTGGTCAGGCGGCAAGTGCTTTGCAGCTCCTTTTTGACGATCTCGCGGGTCTGTTCGCCCATCGCGGTGCGCATCTTATCACAGTCAGCTTGTTTGCGCTCGATATTCGCCTTTACCGCGCCCTCTTTGGCACTGATAATAATGTAGACATCCACCGGGTTCTGCTGCCCGAAACGCCAGCAGCGGCGTACAGCTTGATAATACTGCTCGTAGCTGTCTGACAGCCCGGTGAAGATCATCTTGTGGCACAGCTGCCAGTTCATGCCGAATCCGGCGATGCTGGGCTTAGTCACCATTACCCGGTTAAAGCCCATCGAAAAGCCCACCATGCGATTGGACTTCAACAGCCCGGAATCGCTGCCCTTGACCTCTACGGAATCCGGGATGTACTGGTGCAGCATATCGCTTTCGGCGTTCAGGTCGCACCATACAAGCCACTGATCCGCCGGGTCATCATTGACCAGCTGGGCGGCAGCGGCGCACCGGGCCTCCAGCGTGTCCTTGCGGGCCTGTCTGCGCTGGGTCAGGGTCATGCTCTCAGTGATAGGCTCGTCACCGTCCACGATGATCTCATGGATGTTCAGCGGCGGCAGATCGTAACCAGACAGGCTATATCCGAGGTCTGAGGGGCTGTTCATCACGACAGCCCAGCTACCTAACCACTGCCAGAAAACGTCCTCAGCGTGGCCTTTCAGCCTCCATTTAGAGGTCTGTCCACCGTCATGTACAAAGAACATGGACAGCATCTCCGAATAGGACATGATGCCAAGGAACTCTGCATGATTGCCCAGCTCCATGAAGTCGTTCGGCGCAGGTGTAGCCGTACACGCCAGCCGGAACGGAGTATCGCAGAACATATCAATGATCTGGTTTCGCACCTTGCCTGTAAACGATTTCAGGATGGATGATTCATCCAGTACCACGGCGGAGAACCGCTGCCCCTTGAACTTGTCCAGCTTCTCGTAGTTGGTGATATTGATGCCGGGTTGCAGCTGATCCGCATTCTCGCAAATCGTAACAGGGATGCCGAACCGCTTGCCCTCCATGAGCGTTTGCGGGGCAACGGCAAGAGGGGCCACAATCAGGGCCATCCCGCCGCGATCCTCGCAGGCACGGTGCGCAAACTCCAGCTGCATCAGGGTCTTGCCCAGACCGCAATCCGCAAAGATAGCGGCGCGGCCTTTGGCAAGTGCCCAGCGAACAATATCCCGCTGAAAGCTGTACAGATTCGGATTCAGGTCATCCACGGATACCGTGATGCTGTCCGTATGCACAGCCCTTTCAGACTTGTGCTGTACAAAGTCGAGATAGTTTTCCATGCGATCCTCCGTTTTACAGGTCGAAAATCAGCTCATCGACAGGTTCAACGGAATCCACGTTCAGCTCTTTATAG